TTTAATAAAAAGAATGGTCGTAAAACAAACAATACATCACAGCAAAGATTCTTTAGTACAGATGTTGGTATGGATTTTAGTTCTCAAACAGTACAAGATATTAAATGGGGTAGAGAATAATGCAAGATATTATATCATTATATAGAAACTATCCTAAATATGATAATCTGCATGATCTTGATTTACAACATCACATCAAGCCAAGTATATTTTTAAATCAATATAAAAAACATTATCATAATAATAAATTAGTTGGCTTTACTAATTGGGCTTATTTATCTGATTATGCTTCTAATCATTTTCAAAAAACAGGAGTTATAAAATATAATGAATGGAACTCTGGTAATAATATTTGGCATATTGAAACAGTTTGCATTTCAAATTTAAAAGATATTATGTCTTGGACTAAAAATTACTTTGCACAAAAGTTTGGCTCAAATAGAATTATTAATTGGTTAAGAATTGATAACGATAAGATATATAGAAATACAAAAAGAATTATAAAGGATAATTGGGTATGGGTGGATTTATAGGAAAAGTTGTAGAAACTGTAACTAAAGCATCAAAGTTTTTTGGCAATATGAATCCTTTGGTATCTTTAGGTATCACTTTATTTATTTCATGGGCATTAAGACCAAAAACTCCTGAGATTCCTGATTTTGGAACTAATGAATTTGATGATTTTGAAAAAGGTATATTACTTAATAAACAATCTAATGACTCTAATATTCCTGTAATTTATGGAGAAAGACTTACAGGGGGTACTAGAGTGTTTATTCAAACTTCTGGCACAGATAATACTTATTTATATATGGCTATTGTTATGGCAGAGGGAGAAATAAACGATATAGAAGAAATAAGAGTAGATGATAAAGTTGTTACATTTGCATCTAGTTTTTCAGATGGTACAGCAGTTGAAGTAGATAGTTCTGATGAAAACTTTTATAAAGCTGACCCAACAGTAGATGATTCATCAGCAGAAAGTTTAATAAGATTAGAACCACATTATGGAACAGATGGTCAATCAGCATCAACATTATTATCTACTTTAGATTCATGGGGAAATAATCATAAATTATCTGGCTTATGTTATTTAGCAGTTAGGTTTAAATGGAATCAAGACGCATTTACAGGCATACCAAAGGTACAAGCAAAGATACAAGGAAAGAAAGTTAAAACTTATAATGCAAGTCTAGTAGAACAATCAGCAACTTATCAAACTAATCCAGCTTGGTGTTTATTAGATTATTTAACAAATGCTAGATATGGAAAAGGATTAGCTGTAAGTGAAATAGATTTACAAAGTTTTTATGATGCTTCATTAATTTGTGAAACACAAGTAACTCCATATTCAGGTGGTAGTGATATAAATATTTTTGATATTAATACTGCATTAGATACTTCAAAACCAATTATAGATAATGTTAGAGAGTTTTTAAAAGGTTGTAGAGGTTACTTACCTTATAATGCTGGTAAATATAATTTAATTATTGAAACGACAGGAATAGCATCAATAACATTAACAGAAGATAATATTATTGGTGGATATTCATTATCTACACCTACAAAAAATGACAGATACAATAGAGTTATAGTTGGATTTGTAAATCCTGATCGTAATTTCCAAGTTGATGAGGTACAGTTTCCACCTATTGATGATTCAGGATTACCAAGTGCAGATCAACACGCAACTATGAAAGCTGATGATGGTGGTTTTTTATTAGAGGGTAGATTTAATTTCACAACAATAACTTCACAATATCAAGCAGAAGAAATGGCAGAGGTAATACTTAGAAGAAGTAGAGAAGCATTATCTTTAGGTGTTAATGTTGATTTTAATGGTTATGATTTAGCGATAGGAGATATAGTTAATATTACACATTCTTCTTTAGGATTTTCTGCTAAACCTTTTAGAGTTATTGGAATAACTTTTAATCAAGATTTAACAGTAGGATTATCACTTGTTGAATATCAAGATAATCATTATCAATGGTCAGAAAAAGCAGAGGCAACAACTATACCATCAACTAACTTACCGAATCCTTTTTCTGTTGAAGCACCATCTATTTCTGCAACAGATGAATTACTAGAACTATTTGATGGTTCAGTAGTTTCAAAACTTATAGTTAATATTACAAGCACAGATAAATTCGTTAATGATTTTGAGGTACAGTATAAAGAATCTACATCAACAAGTTATAGATTATTGCGTAGAGGTTCAAATAAAATTGTTGAAAAATATCCTGTAAAAGAGGGTGTAGTATTTGATATAAGATGTAGAGCCATAAACTCTTTAGGAGTTACATCAGCATTTACTACTATTCAACATGAAGTCGATTCAGCATTTGACCCACCTGATACTGTTCAAAATTATTCAATAGATGTTGTTGGCGATAAACTTCATCATACATTTGATGCTGTAACTAATTTAGATTTAGATTTTTATGAAATAAGATTTACTTCTGATACTACAGAAACTATTTATGCAAATACAACTGTACTTGTTCCAAGAATTGCAAGACCAGCAACTTCTGTAGTCACTCCATTTGTAGGTACTGGAAAATATTTTATAAAAGCCGTAGATAAATTTGGTATAAGATCGGCAACATCTACATCAGTAGTTATATCAGAACAAGTTATAGATGGTATTAAACCTATTACAACGATTACAGAAGAAACAGCATTTACAGGAACTAAAACTGATTGTGTAGCAGTAGATAACGCATTGATATTAGATACTTCAGATAACTTTGATGATGCTACAGGAGATGTAGATGATGCTCTTGGATTATTTGATGGTGGTAATAGTTCTGTAGCAAGTTCTGGTACTTATGATTTTGATGGATTTGACTTTGGTGCTAAGTTTAAAATTAAATTATTACTTAACCAACTTAATGTAGATCACTTAGATTATGTAGATAACTTTGATTCTCAAACTGGCTTATTTGATTCTAAAGAGGGTTTATTTGATGGCGATACAGATGAGGCCATATCTTCTAATGTTCAATTACAAATAGCTTTATCAGATGACAATGTAACATTTGGAAGTTATCAAAATTTTAAAGCTGGAGATTATGTTGCAAGAGCAGTTAAATTTAGAGCAGTTTTAACTTCAATAGACACATCAGCAACTCCTAAAATAAATAATCTATCTATTAAACTATTATTACCAACAGTAATTCAAGATGGCTCTAATGTATCTTCAGGAACAGATATAACTGGAAAAGTTATAACATTCGACAATCCATATTATCAAACACCTACATTAACAATTATTGCACAAGACTTAAATACAGGAGATTATTTTACACTTAATTCTAAAAGTGCATCTAATTTTAATATTGAGTTTTTTGATAGTGGTGGTAATACTGTAGATAGAACTTTTGATTTCCAAGCTGTAGGACTTGGTAGTCAGCAATAATAAAATGATTGAATTAATTAATAAATAAGGTAAAAACACATCATGGCACAACACGATTATTCCATAGACAATCAAGGCTTTCCAGCATTTAGATCAGATTTAAACAATGTTTTAGAAGCTATTAATACAAATAATTCAGGCTCATCAAGACCAAGTTCAGCAGTTGCTGGAACAGTTTGGTTAGATACAACAAATGCTACTAATCCAACATTAAAATTCTTTGATGGGACAGATGATATATCTTTAGCACAATTTGATTATTCAGCTAACACAGTTAATTGGCTAGATTCAACAGTAGCAACAGATTTAATAAATGATTCTAGCCCACAATTAGGTGCAGATTTAGATTTAAACAGTTCAGATATTACAGGCACAGGAAATGTAAATATAACAGGAACAGTAACAGCTACATCATTTTCTGGAGATGGTTCTGGTTTAAGTGGTGTTACTTCTGTTGGTGGTGCTACAGGAGTTGATTTCAATGATAATGTTAAAGCAAGATTTGGAACAGGAAATGATTTAGAAATTTTCCATAATGATAGTGGAAGTTTTATTAAAGACGTTGGTACATCAAATTTATTTATAGATACTGATGGAAATGCAATCGAACTTACATCTGGTGGTACTGCTGAAAGTATGGCTAGGTTCGTTAAAGATGGAGAAGTTTCACTTTACCATAACAACGTAAAGAAATTTGAAACAACAACTGATGGTGTTTCAGTTACTGGTCATGTTGAACCAAGTGCTACTGACACTTACGATTTAGGTCAATCAGATAAGGTTTGGAGAAACATATACACAGGAGACTTACATTTATCTAACGAAGCAAAATCAGAGGGTAACTCTGTAGATGGCACTAAAGGTAATTGGACTATTCAAGAGGGTTCTGACGATCTATTTATTGTTAATAACAAATCAGGTAAGAAATATAAGTTTAAACTAGAGGAGATTTAAACATGGCTTTTATCTCCAATGGCACTACAATTTTAGATAATGGTGCATTTGATGTTAATTTAGGTTCAATGGTTTTATTATCTGAACAAACAGCATCAAGTTCAGCTAACATAAGTTTTACAAGTGGGATTGATAGCACCTATCCTATTTATAAGTTTGAATATATAAACTGTCACCCACAAACAGATGGCCAAAATTTTCAAGTAAATTTTAGAGATGGTGGGAGTAATTATGATGCTACAAAAACTACAACAGCTTTTACAGCTTATCATAATGAAAGTGATAGTGCTACATCACTAGAATATGAATCTAGTAATGATTTAGCTGAAGCAACTGGATTTCAAACAATAGTTGGTGGCGGTGGAACAGGAAATGATAATGACCAATCAGTTTCTGGGATATTATATCTTTTCAATCCATCATCTACAACTTTTGTAAAACATTTTTTAAATACATCTCACCATGCTCATAATAATAATTTTGCTATTCAACATTATGTAAGCGGTTATTGTAATACAACATCAGCGATAGATGGTGTTCAATTTAAGTTTGCTAGTGGTAATATAGACGCTGGAACAATAAAACTATATGGAATAAAGGATTCATAATGGCAGTAGTATCAGGTGGAACAACATTAATAGACAATGGTGCTTTAGACCCAGCAGTACCAACAGGAAGTTTAATATTAATATCAGAGCAAACAGCATCAAGTTCAGATACAATATCTTTTACATCTGGTATTGATAGCACTTATGATAAATATGTTTTTAAGTTTATAGATATTCACCCAAGTAATGATACTGTAGAATTTCAATTTCAAGGAGATACAGGAACTAACACTAATTACAATCAAACTATAACATCTAGTTATTTTAGAACATTCCATAATGAATCTGATACTGCAACAGGGTTAGCATATCAGGCTTCTAGTGACCAAGCACAAGGAACAGGCTATCAAGATTTATCAGATGATGTAGGAAGTGGAAATGATGAGTCAATGGTTGGTTCATTATTTTTATATAATCCTAGCAGTACAACTTTTGTAAAACATTTTATAGCAACAACAACTGATTATAACTCTAACGACCATATTTTAAGTCAACACATAGCTGGTTATTTTAATACGACATCTCCTATAACAAGAATTAGTTTTAGATTTGAATCTGGCAACATAGATAGTGGCATAATCAAAATGTATGGAGTATCATAATGGGACTAATATCTAATGGCACAACAATATTCGACAATGGCTCAATGGCATCTGGCTTTGGTGGAAGTCTAGTATTTATTAAAAAGCTAACAGCTAGTTCATCTGCTACTTTATCTTTTGTTGATGGCTCTGATGGTGTGGTGCTAGATGATACTTATAAGGAATATGTTTTTTATTTTAAAAACTTACACCCAGCAAATGATGGTGTAGATATTACTTTTAATTTAAGCACAGATAGTGGAAGTAATTATAATGTTTCAAAAGTTACAACTTATTTTACTGCATACAATTTAGAATCAGGTGCAACACAAGGTTTGATTTATGATAGTGCTAATGGAGATATGGTAGGAACAGGATTTGCAAATATTCACAGAGATTTAGGAAATGGTAATGATGAAAGTTTATCTGGTTATTTTCATCTATTTAATCCATCAAGTTCTGTTTTTGTAAAGCATTTTATTTCAAGTAGTAATCTTATTCAGTTAAATGACCAATGTATAGTTGCTTATGTTGCTGGGTATGGAAATACTACAAGTGCTGTTAATGCTATACAGTTTAAAGCATCTAGTGGAAACATAGATGCTGGAGATATTTGCCTTTATGGTATTGCATAAATTTTAACAAAGGAGTATAAAAAGACATGACAAGACATCACTTAATAAATGGGGTTCAAGTACCCTTTACAGCAGAAGAAGAAGCACAAAGAGATGCTGAAGAACAAGCATGGAATGATGGTGCTTTTGATCGTGCTATGGCAGATTTAAGACAAAGACGAGATAGTTTATTAAAAGCTACAGATTATCTTGCATTATCAGATAATACACTTTCTGCTAACATGACAACTTATAGACAAGATTTACGAGATATTACAAATGGCTTAACAACTGTTGAAGATGTTAATGCTGTTACATGGCCAACTAAACCATAGGGGTTTAAATGCAACTTTCCAAACATTTTACATTAGAGGAGTTTGAAAAATCACAAACTGCTACAAGAAAAGGTATTAAGAATAAAGCTGGTAGTGGAGAGATTAAAAACTTAGGCGATCTTTGTTATGAAATACTAGAGCCTGTAAGAATTAAATTTGATAAGCCTGTTACAATTACATCTGGTTATAGATCAGAAGAATTATGCGAAGCAATAGGAAGTAAAAAAACATCACAACACACTACAGGAAACGCAACTGATTTTGAAATAGCTGGAGTTTCTAATTTAGAAGTAGCTTTGTGGATTGAAAATCATTGTGACTTTGACCAACTGATCTTAGAGTATTATACAGGAGAAGCTAATAGTGGGTGGATTCATGTTTCATATAAAGATGGCTCAAACAGAAAACAAGTATTAACATTTGATGGAAAATCATATACTAATGGATTACCAGAAGCCAAATGGTCTGGTGGAAAATTAACTAACTAAAGGAGAATATTATGCCAATGGGAAAAGGAACTTATGGGTCTAAAAGAGGAAGACCACCAATGAAGAAAAAGAAAAAAGCTAAAAAGAAGAAGAAGTAATGGCCACAAAGAAACCTATATATGCTAAAGCTAGACCAAAGAAATTAGGGAAACCAAAATCTTTTAATAAAAAGTCTAAGGCTTATAAATCAGCTAAAAGAAAAGCTGATAAGAAGTTTGGCAAAAAGGTTTCTTTGTATAAAAACATATTCATTTCTCAAGCTATCAAAAAATATAAACCTAGAAAGAAAAAGAAATGATTGGATATACAACAACAAAAACTTTAAGTGAGTTTATTAATAAACGACCAATGAAGAAGAAAAAAAAGAAGAAAAAGAAAAAGGCTAAAAAATGAGTTTATTTGACAATACATTTGCACCAATAGGATTATCTATTCAAAGAGGTAATGTTGGTAATTTTAGTGGTGTACATAAATTTGGATTAAACACTTCTGTAGGAAGTGGTGCATTTGAAACAGTATGGGACGGGAATAACACATACACCTACCCATCTTCTTCTGGTACTGCTACTGCAACTTCTTCTGATTCAGATGACAATACAGGAACAGTTAAAATATTTGGCTTAGATTCTAATTATGATTTAGCAGAAGAAACTTTGACTATTGGTGGTAGTGCTGGAACAGTATCTTTTATCAGAGTATTTAGAGCAGTAATGATAACTGCAAATACAGGAACTGCAAATGTTGGAACAATTACAATAACAGTATCCTCTACAACTGTTGCTCAAATTCGTGCTGGTTATGGTCAAACTTTAATGTGTGTTTATACAATCCCTAGAAAATACAATGCCTACTTAATGCAAATAGATTTAGGTAGTTCTAAAGATTTAGAAAATGAAATTAGATTTATTTCAAAAGAAATAGACAATGGTAATGTTTGGAACACAAAAGCATTTATAACTACAAGAGGTGGATTTGTAGAAAAGAATTATGTAGTGCCTGTAAAATTTACAGAAAAAACAGATTTAGAATTAGTTGCTAAAGCTAGTGCAACATCATCAGTTAGTGCTGGATTTGAATTAATCCTAGAGAAAGTAGATCAAAGCTAATGACTAAGAGACCAAAAACAACAGGCGAACATATCGTATCGTTGTATGGTCATGTCACAGGATTAAAAAAAGATATATCTACAATTAAAAATAATCATCTTGCTCATATGCACGAAGATATAGAAAAGATTGATGAAAAGTTAGATAAGAAATTTGATAGCCTGAACAATTTAATTATGTATGGAGTTGGTGCTGTAGCTTTATTGTTCATAGCCCAAGTGCTTTACTTTTTATCAAAATAATATACAACACATACTTGTATGAAATATTCTAGAATTTTAACGATTTCAGATTTACATATTCCCGCACACCACCCTCAGGCATTTGACTTTTTAAAATTATTAAATAAAACTATACGGCCACAAATAGTTGTAAATGGTGGAGATGAACTTGATAAACACGCATTATCTATGCACGACTCTGACCCTGATCTTCCTAGTGCTGGAGATGAATTAAGACAATCTAAAAAATATATCTGGGAACTTAAAAAGATATTTCCTAAAATGACTTTACTTCATTCTAATCACTCATCATTAATTTATAGACGAGCATTAAAACATGGTATGCCAAAAGCATATTTAAGATCATATAACGAATTTTTAGAAGTAGATAATCAATGGAAATGGGTAGATGATTTAAACCTTAAATTAAGTGATGGTTCAGAATGTTACTTCGTTCACGGAATGGCAAGTGAGGGTCTAAAATTGGCCATGCAATACGGGAAAAATGTATGCCAATTTCACTTTCATTCGAAGTTTCAAATACAATACTTTTCTAATCCTGATAATTTGGTCTGGTCTCTCCAATGCGGTTGTCTTACTAAACAATCAAATCTTAATTTCTTATATTCTAAGAACCATAGACTTAGATTTGTAATTGGTACAGGTGCTATCATAAATGGTCAGCCTAGACTATATCCTATGGTATTAGACAAAAAAGGCGATTGGATAGGTAAAATTGTCTAAGTTAAAGCCACACAGAGCCACAGAGAGGGCTACTGATAAGCAAATAGGTGGCAACCATTACAAAGGCAAAATACAGCCAATAGAATTGATCGTATCGCATAATTTAGACTTCATAGATGGCAATATAGTTAAATATGCAGTTAGGAATAAAAAAGGCGAGAATCCTAAAGAAAGATATGATAAAATAATTCATTATTGTGAATTAGCAAAGGAGTTAAAATGTGGTTGAATTTATTATCTTTGGGTGTAAAGACAGGGGCTAAGATTTACCAAAATAAACAACGAACAAAACAATTACTGTCTGATGCTCAAATGCTTCATGCAGAGAAAATGAGTAAAGGCGAAATTGAATATAAAGCAAAAGTTATTGAAAGTAATGACAATG